GACGATGACTATTTTAAGACTTCTGAGAAATTCTACAAAAACATAAATTTTAACTGTCTAATAATTAAAAATTAAAATAAAATGGCAATTCAAAACGCAACAGACGTAGTTCTTAGTATAACTACAGCAGATGGAAAAGAAGCAATAGCTCACGCTACATCAGCTTCTATATCTATCAATATGGACCTTCGTGATTCTACAACAAAATCTTCAGCAGGGTGGCAAGAAAACTTAGGTGGTCTTAAATCTTGGGAATTAAGTGGAGACGCTTTTGTTGATATAAGCTCACCAACAGGTGCAGACATAGAGTCATTATATACTGTTTTTGAAGCAAGAAATGCAATAGAATGTGATTTTGGTTTATCAGGTATGCTTTATAGAGGTAATGCACTTATAACTTCAATTTCTATTGATGCAGGTGTAGAAGAAAACGCAACTTTTTCAATTTCTTTAACTGGAACAAGTACACTTACACAAAACCCTTAATATTAACTTTTAAATCCAATTATTATGGCAATTAAAAACGCTTCGGATTTATTGGTTTATGCTAAGACGGCGGCAGCAGTTAAACAAGTTACTAGGATTAGAATATTAGATGATACTCCGTTAGTAGGCTTTGAATCATTACAGACAATTACAATAAGTAATGTTACTAATGCAAGTGGTGTTATTACCGATAATATATCCGATGCAATTACAGCAAATACAGGTACTGGTGTTGTTGGTTCAATAGCTGCACAATTATTTTCATCTTATGGTTATACTTATACTGATGGTAGTACAGCTAAAACAGATGGTGATTATAAGTATTTAGATATGACAAATGGTGCTGTTGGTATAGTTCCTACATTAGAAATAACTAATGGTACAGCTACATTTGAGGAAAATGGAGTTATTATAGAAATAGTAACACCTGGCTCATCAGCAATATTCGACCCTGTAGCTTTTAGTACATCAGCTTCGTTTAGTACTAATGTTGATTTAAGAGATGTAACCAACAAGGATTCAGACGGATGGTCTGAGTCTTTGGGTGGTTTAAAGTCTTTTGAAGTATCAACAGATGTATTACAATCAATTAATCCTGACGTACCTTTAGATGGTACTGATTTCTTCGATAAACTTAAAAATAGAAGTTTAGTCAATTTAACTTTTTCTGATAGAATCAGAAACATTATTCGTACTAATCTTACTCAAAGTGGGGTTGATGGGTTTAGTACTGTAAACATAACACAAACTAATTTACAAACAGACCCGTTTAGTGGAAGTACAGCAAGTCAAATTGCTGTTTCAAATGATAGTGTTAATTACAACAGACTTCAATATACAGTAAATTCAACTAGACTAGAGAATAAAGATGTAACTTGGACTTTCTATGCTAAAGGTGTTGGAAGTAATACAAGTGTTTCTTTTTATAGCGAAATAGAAGGTGGTTCTAGCATTTCTCCAAGTAAAGTAGAAGTGTTAAGTGGAAGTTATACAACAATTACTTCACCAGCAACTAACTCTAGGGCTGTGAATGGTTTAAGTACATCTTCATTTACTAGAATAAGAGTTACTTATAATAATATGAGTACATCATCAGGAGCAACTATTAGATTTATGACTTTTCCTGGTGACACCCCTCAAACTCAAACAAATGGTGATGCAGTAGTTGTATCATCTTGGCAAATTGAATTATCATCTGAAGCAACCGATTATCAAGACCCAACAGATATAACACATTGGCAAGGTAACGCACTTGTATCTAGTTTAAACTTTGATGCAGGAGTTGAAGATAATTTAACTTGTTCGGCTACATTTACTGGAACTGGTAATATTTATCCAAATGGACTTGGTCCTGAGTTAATTGGTGATACAAGTTTTGATTTAGCAAATGATGGAAGTAATCCTTCATCAGCTTACTGGAGTGTAAACAATTCGGGAGCAGGTGCTACTACAGTTATTGAAAATGGTTACGCAAAAATTATTACAACAAGTGCCGATACAAGTATTTTCCGTTCAGGATTAATGACAGCAGGAGATTATTATTTATTAACTTATACAGTACATACAAACACACAAGGTAATATAGCTGTTCTTGATGGTTGGGATAGTGAAGATGTTTTATTACCTAAAACAATAGGTACTCATAGTGTTTTGATAAAACCTGCATTAAGTCAACTTACAATGAAGCGTAGGTCAGGTGCAACTACAATTTGGCTAAGTTCAATATCACTAAAAAAAGTTTTGTAAATCTATTAAATTAAATAAAAACAATGAAAAAGGTAGAAATAGGTGGTCAAAAACGACCAATTAGATTTAGTTATTTAGCTTTAAAAGACATCTGTAACGATTGTAACTTAAAGTTAAATCAAATGGACAAGTTAGGTTCGGAGATAGACCACATTGGTATTATCGCTTACTATGGTCTAAAATATGGTGCTAAGAAGAACGGAGAAGAATTTAAGTACAAAGTTCGAGATATTGAACAATGGTTAGATAATGAAGATTTTGGTAAGATAAATGAAATCTTTGAAGCGTTCCAATTAGACCAACCTCAGAAAAAGGGAAAGTAGAAGAGGGAGAGGAAATTATTGATGAAGATACAGGTGAAGTAGATTGGGATAAGTTAGAAGAAATTGGATTGGGAATGTTGGGGTTAAGTTATGAAGAATTATATGATTTAACCCCACGTTCCTTAGACAATAAAATAAGAGGCTTTAGAAAGTACAACGAACAACTTTCTCAAAACAGATGGGAACAAACTAGAATGATAGTACACAGTTGTATAGTGCCTCACTCAAAACACCGACTTAAACCAAAAGAATTAATGCCTTTCCCTTGGGATAACAAAGTAAAAATCAAAAAAGATATTGCTAGTAAAGAGCATATATCTGAGGTTCTTGAAAGGTATAAAATAAAAGAACCTAAAAAAATAAAGTTATAAAATGGGTGGAGTTAAAACTATATCGATAATTGTAGCTGCTAATATCAAAGGCTTAGAGGCAAGTCTTGGTAAAGCAAATAAATCAATAACAGGTTTTGCTTCTCAAGCAGCTCGTGTCGGTTCTATGCTGACTTTTGGTGTTACAGCACCTTTAACTGCTTTAGGTAAACAAGCCTTTGATACGTTCTCTAATTTTGAGAACGCTATGATGAAAGTTAACGCAGTAACGGGGGCTACTACCGAAGAGTTTAAAATGCTTACAAAAGAAGCTAAACGATTAGGTTCTACTACTCAATTTACAGCATCTCAAGTAGCTGACTTACAATTAATATTAGGTCGTAAAGGATTTAAGCCTGATGCAATACAAGGTATGACTGAGTCTATATTAGACTTAGCTTTAGCAACAGGAGAAGATTTATCTTTAGCATCTGAAGTTGTATCAGCATCAATTAATGCTTTTAACTTAGAAGCCGAAGATGCTGCTCGTATATCAAACACACTAGCCTCGGCAGCCTCAGATTCATCAATTCAATTAAACACATTTGCAACAGCCTTTGGTCACGCAGGGGCATCAGCTCACGCAGTAGGAGTCAACATAGAAGAATTATCTGCTATGATGGGTGTCTTAATGGATAATGGTATTAAGGCATCTAAAGCAGGTACAGGACTTCGTAAAATATTTATGAAGTTAAATGAGACTGGTACAAAGTTTTCTAGTGTACTAGAGGAAGCTGCTGAAGGTGAAATGGATCTTAACAGGGCGCAAGAATTAGTTGGTACTACGGCAGCCAACCAATTACTTGTATTAACAGATAACTTAGAAAAGGTAAATGAGTTATCGAATGCTTATGAAACTAATACTACTAAGTTAAAAGAAATGGCTGACCTTATGGGTCAAACTACTTTTGCCAAGGTTAAAAAGTTAGAGAGTGCATTTGAAGGATTTAGATTAGAGTTAGGAGAAGTATTAGCAGAAATGTTGATGCCTATGATAGAAACTGTTACAGATTTATTTGGTGTATTTGGAACATTAGACAGAGATACTCAAAAGTTAATTGTAACAATAGGTGGTATTGCTTTAGCAGCAGGACCAGTTTTAATAGCACTAGGTGCTATGGTAGCACTTATACCATTATTAACTACAGGATTTGGAGTAGTAGTAGGGGTAGTTACTACTTTAGGAGCAGCACTATCTGCCCTAGGTATTGAAGTTGTTGCAGGTTCAGCGTTATTTGCATCTATAGCATCATTTGCAGATACATTAGGTGATGAAGCAAGGTTAAAGGAACAAGAGGCTGCAAGAAACAAAGCTATACAGAGTCAAAAAGGCTTTATGCTTTCAACTTGGGAAACTCACCAAGCTTTAGAGGCAGAAGCAGCAGCTCTCGAAGCGATTAATAAAGAATTAGATAGACAAGAAAAATTTAAGGAAGAAAAGGCTGTAGATAGTGCGAAAGCAGTTCCGACATTAGGTGCTATAGCACCAACGGCTATATCAAATGTAGTTGAAGGAACTTTGATTAACACCACAGATTCTATGCAACAAATGGTTGATAATTTTGATGCTAAAGTACAAAATGTAAAAGATACACTAACTGGATTTGCTATAGATGTAGGATTTGCTTTCTCTGATGCGTTTGCTCAAATGGCAGTATCAGGAGAGTTAAGTTTACAAAACTTAGGTAACTTATTTGCTGATTTACTTAAAGCTATGGCTAAGATGGTTATTCAAGCTCTTATAATGACAGCAATATTTAGTGCTTTAGGAGTTGCTCCCGCAGGTGGTGCTTTTGCAGGTCAAGGATTATCATCTTTTAAACAAACAATGCTTGGTATGATGGGTGGAAGTTTTGCCAACGGAGGTCAACCACCTTTAGGTAAAGTCAGTCTCGTTGGGGAACAAGGACCAGAATTATTCGTGCCTTCACAAAAAGGAACAATTATACCTAACCACGCTTTAGGTGGTGCGACTACACCTGATGTAAGAATATCGGGTGATGATTTATTGATTGTATTCGATAGAGCTAATAGAAGAAAAAGTAGAAGATAATGGCATACGGAAAGTACAGAGACTCTCAAATAAAAGGTGAGGCAGGTACAACCTGGTACGTTGAAATTTGGAAAAAAAATTACTCAGGTAGTAGTACCGATATGAACCTTCAAGGTGAGGGGTTTGAAGTTAAATGGACTGGTGAGGGTGGTACTAGAAATAGACAATTTTTAACTTCAGAGTGTATTGTATATTTTTACGCAGAAAATAATACTGATGAATCTTTTATCTATGATGTATTTGAAAAGGGTGACAAGGAGTATTTTGTTAGAATATATAAAAACTCTGTAAGTAACGCTAACCTTTGGTGGTTCGGATGGGTACAACCATCTTTTGATACATTATCTAATGAGCCATTTCCTTATCCAGTTAAAATAATTGCTACCGATTCTATAGGTGTATTCAAAGAAAGAGAAGATGATACTTTAACACCTTCTGATTGGAATAAAGCTTATAGAATAAATAATCATATAAACGATTTTGGTAGCACAATGTCTTTATTTGATAATTCATCTGCAAATGAATCGCCAATACCTCAAAATCATAAATGGTTTAAAACAGGTATAGATTGGTTTAGAAATGGTGATACTTATGAAGCTAACGATCCGTTCTATTCTTATTATATTACAAGAGCAGCATATAGAAAAGATGTAGATAAAAAACCACTTAAATACAAGAAATACGATGTATTAAAGGGTTCTTTACAAACATTTAATACTATCTCTTTTTTAAGTGATGGACACTATTATTTTATTCAACCAAATAATAAAATAGCTACAAATGGTAATATAAGAATATACAATTATTTAGGTACAGATAATGAAGTAGCTTCGGGTGGTGATATAGCAGATGAAAGTGTAAACCTTGAAATAGACCAATCTACTAATTATATTTTAGCAGGGTCTACAATAACTTACGACCCAGTTTTGAAAAGTGTAAGTTGCGATTTTGTAAATGGTGAGTCTACATTTTTAGTTCCTGATGACGCAGATTTAACAAGTGGATTTTCAGCAGGTTTATTACAAGGTGATGCTGACGAAGAAGGTTCTATGACTATAAATTTCGCTGCAACTCACAAAGAAGTTTTTAATAGAAGTGAATTAAATTTTCCTAGTTCAGATTATGATTTAGTAAACGCAGGACACAGAACAACAGCTCAGTTACAAATAAAAATAGGAACTGGAGCAGACACAAGATATTTAAAAGAGGGTGCAGGTTTTTTAGAATGGGGTACAGATACTACAGTACACACAATAACTTTATATAGAGGTAAAAGTGTTGGTGGTTCAGGAAGTATTTTAAATAACGCAAACTCTTCTTATGTATCAATGAATACCTTGAGAAATCAAGATGATGTAGGTGATAATTTATCATTATCAGGTGCTGATGATACTCCTTGTAGTATAGAAAGAGATGGAAACACATATACAGCAGAAACTTCTATAAAATTTGCAGGACAATTTCCTGTACCATTAGTTTCAGGAGAAGTAGTTATTACTCTTACTGCTACAAATGAATACACTCCTTATTATTATGACCCGCCAAATGCTTCTTGGGCAGTAGATACTCCACTTATAAATTACTCTCACCAAACACCATCTACTGTTACTAGAACAACTGAATCAGGTTCTTATGGTCAAAATACTGGTAGTATAACGGTGGCAGGATATAATACAGTAGCTTTAAATACTAATCAAGTTGGATTAACTTTTACTACAAACCAATCTAGTAATGATGCTTTTGAAAATTTAGATTTAGGTGAAATACAAGTAGGTCAAACAACTACGGGTCAAGCTAATTTTCAAGACTCAATATATTCTGTACAATATAATACAGGAAG